GTTTCTGATAATCTAAGAACTGGTGTAAACCAAATTCTTTCGGTAGAATATTGTATGCTGAAATTACATTATCACCGGTCGGATTTGGAATCAAAAGATAACAATACTTAACTTTGTCTCCAGCATTAATGATTTGAAATGTCTTTTCTACATTCTTTGAAAATAAAAGTTTATTATAAATCAAAGATCCTTTAACATGTATTGGAGTTCTTATACGATATATTGTTTCTGAATCTGACCACTTTCTAAGACCATTTGCACTAGCTGTTCTAGCTATTTCTTCAAATGAAGATGATTTAAATTTCTTTTCAAAGTCACCAATCTTTTTTGCTAATTCAGTTCTTTCACCTTCTATGATTATAGAAATACATTCTTTAATAGAATCTCTACAAATTTGAGGAGTCGAAGATTGTATTGCTGATAAGCCCTTAATTTTCAGCTTAGGCTTTTCATAGAAAACACCTTCATCCCACCAAACATTTAATGCATACTTCTTTTTAGCTTTCCATATGCCAGCAGTAGATATATTTTCTACCTTCATGCTCATTTTATTTTCATAAGCGCCAGTCAGTTTAACCATTTCATCATATGATTTATTGATGAATGGATTGACCTTATCATTAGAAAATTTAACTAGCATGTTTACGATCTTTTCTGGATCGCTATCATTAAAGAATTTCTTAACTAATGGATTGAAATTGATATAGCATGAATCAGTATCATTAGCTATGATATAATCCATGTCCTTTCCAACCATTTCTGATAACCATTTGTTTAGATCATTAGAAATCCATTTAATTGCGAGCTGACCAGAATATGTAATAGCTTCAGCCATGTCAGTATCAAAGAACATAAACCACACGTTTGACATAGCACCATATGCTGAGTTTAGACAAATTTTCTTTGCCATTTGCATATTGTTATAACGAGTAATTTGCTTTTCAATATTTTTTCTTTTAGATTTGTCCTTTTCTTTTTCAAGCATATCTTTAGATTGAATCATCTTCTTTTTAAAGACTTTTCTATCATTATACATGCTATCCATTAATTCAGGAAGAAATCCTCGAACATTATTTCTAAAGAATGCACCATTAGGAGTATATCCAAGACCTGCATTTATACCATCAACAACCTCATTACAGTCTTTTAATTTGCCATTGATAATATCATCAACAGTAAGCATTTGACGCAACATTGGATTGCATCTATCTATTGTCTCGGGAGAAATATTATATTGCATAATAAGATGTGGATACAGAGAATCCAAATCTTCTCCTACTACCCAGTTATATTTTCCTGGTCTGGGCTCTTTAACAAAAGCACCCATGATTGAATCAAATTTCTTATTTTTCTTTTGAATACCAGGTACTACTATACCCTTCTCAAACAGATAATTAGAAATTATAACTTCCCATAGAAGCACTGAAGTAAAAGCATCAGAATAATTAACTTTGGCTGAATATGCTAAAGTTATGATTTGCTCTATTAGACCAGTTTTTTCATTGATCATATGAACTAGGTCTGAGTCTCTTAGATTATATTCTAGAAACTTTTGTGGATTTTTACTATACAAATCATGAAGTGATTCATACTCAGAATAATCAATCTTCTCTTCACCTAATTCAACATGAGCTATATGATTTAACGAAAAGCTCTCTTGATTTTTAAAAGTGAATTTGATATAAGCTTGCATCAGATCGATGGTTGTTATACCAAGAAGTTTAAAACCTTGTTGATCACTGAATTTACCTTTTGACACATATTCATGAATAACACCCCACGGAGAAAGTCTCTTAGCTGCATCAGCACCTATAATTTTTCTAATTCTATTAACCATATATGGAATATCATAAAATTCGACATTCCATCCAGATATAATGTCTGGTGAAAAGTTTTCTATTATTTTGATTAATTTATTTAGAAGATCTAATTCATTATTGCATTTAATGAATTCAACGCCGTCTGGCGGATCGAAATTCGCACAGGACATAACAACACGTGCTTTGCCGCATCTGAATGAAACTGCTGTTATTTCACGTTCTGCAGATTCTGCGTCAGGGAAGCCTTCAGATGAATCAACTTCCAAATCCATATAGAGAATACGCACAATATCAATATCGTATTCCATATCAGGAAATTCATCACGTATGAAATTATAATTATAGCGATGATAGCCAAATACATTAGCATTATCAATGCCTTCGTATTTCTTTAAGAATTCTTTTGCTTGGAATATATTAGAAAAATCTATGCGTTTTGTATTTCTTCCATCTAAAGTTTTTGCATCTTTGATTGTTTCAGATGTTACAAAATGATATGGCTGATAAGAAACTCGATCTTTAAATTGAACTCCATCACGATAACCTCTTGTTAAAATGTGGTTACCATACTGAATGGCACTAGTATAGAATTCGGACATAGTCCTCCTACAAACAAAATATTATTATGAAATTATACAAGGAATTTGACAAAATGTCAAGGAATTAAGACTTTTTAATAAAATCTACGAGAGCTGCATCTTCAATTTTTATAGCAGAAGTACTGTAAGGAAGATACACCCAGTGCTTAACTGCGCCAGTTATAGTTCCACCTAAGTACCTAAGTCCATCAAAGCCTAGCTGCCTTAAATGCGTTCTTGCTTTGGCGGTAGAAGTCATACCACCAGATAATCCTTTGAAAATTTCTTTTCCAAGCATAGAAGTTTTTCCAGATTTTAAATCTACCATAACTTTTAATCTATCAGATCCATATTTAAGTAAACCAGATCCTCTAGCAAAACCTTCAACATCTGCAGGAAGAAGAGCTACAACGCGGGCCCCATCAAAACTTGTTTCAGTATCGAACATGTTTTTGATGTTGACTGTGCAAGTATATAATACAGGAGCTCCTGTACCTTTAGACATAGATTTAGCATATTGAATACCGATAGGATGACTATCAGTGAAATATCCAACTCCGCCCCCGAAGAAATCATCTTTTATTCTAGCTTTAGATTGTTCAAAAGCAGTGAATACTTGATTTGATCCATGATATACCGTGCCCATAAATGGTATACCTAGCCTACTCATTTCTTAGCGCCTCCTATTGTATATTTTGCAACCAGCTCCCAATCTTCTTTTTTTGATTTTGGAATTGTAGTTATAGCAGATTCTGGTGCCATATTACTAATATCTTTATCTGAAATAATAGTAAGAACTTCAGTTTCTTCTAACATTTTAGCTATACGATTTCTTCTCGCATAATCTACTTTATTAATGTTAGTTGTTTCTTTCTTACCATCTAGAACAAATAATTCTTTAAAATGCAGTATCGAATAACGACCCTTTTTGTGCAATATATGACATGATTGGAATAGCTTATTTTCTTTTGCTGATTCTATTCCCATTCGAGTTAAAGTTTCCATGATTTTTATAAAATCATTTCTTTCCGCAAACTCTATCTCAATACCTACTCCTTCAAATACGTCTTCATCCATTTATTTTTAATCGTACCACCAGTAATCATACTCTTTTTTATTTCTTCGACTCCATCATCACCTATGATAGAATACATTTCATGTGCACGAGTAGAATTAACCTGATACTTCTCCTGTATTAGGGCTATATGTTCAGCCTCTTGTTTCTTTACCCACGACCTCGGCCTTTTCATAGCTCTAACCGTATTCAGAAGGTACTCGTACTGGAGTAGATTATCCAAATGTGATCTTCTATTAAGCTCATTAGCATATAGAATAGTATCAACATGGAACGACAATGCTTTATTCGTCATAAAAGCATTATAGCCTTTTTCCATCAAGCCATCATTATTTGAACCTCTCATGAGATTCACTTTAGATCGTAATACACTATCGATATAATCAAAAATTCCAACCTTCTTTTCAGTCGGAACTTCTTTTACAATCTTCTTAACAGCTTTCTTTCCCTTAACCATATTTATCCGTCCTTGGGAATGATAGAATTAATAGAATCCATTTCGTCTAGCTTGTCTCCGCAATCATAACAAATGTATCCAAAAACACTTTTTTCTGGTGTGCCATTATCTTCATTTATTATTTCATATGCTAATTCATCAGTTTCTGATTCTAGAACTTTTTTTCTACATAAAGTGCACTTTACTTTTTTAGGTTTTTTCCCTGCCCAATTGAAACTCATTTCCAGTTAGACTCTACCATTATTTCTGTTAAACATGCAACTAGATTTATTTCCTGATCTACAACAAATCCAATTTTATACTGATAATCAGCTAATATAAGAATGATTTGTGGCACAGAAGAACTCTGCAAATACTCAGCAGAAATATCATAAACTTTTCTTATGATAATATTAGGATCAATATCAGAATTATCAGCAACCCATTTTCTCATTTCTGAGAATTTTTTAGCTTTCAAATAACCAAGTAGAGATTTGAAACTTTCATCAGAAAGATTAGATAGAATACCAACATCAATTTTACCAGAAGCTGCGTACTTCTGACATTCGTTAATAACTCTTCTCCAATCTGGAAAATGCTTAGTTATTAATTCTGCAACTGCTCTTTTATCGTTCTCAATTCCTTCTTTATCAAGAATTGTGATAAGCCGTTTCATAAATTCGCCAGCCATTTTAGCTCGGTCAAATTTATCAATCTTAAATTCAATTACTGAACACCTAGATTGTAGAGGTTCAATAATTCTATTCTTGAGATTACAAGTTAATATGAAACCACAATTTCTAGAATATTCTTCCATGAAATTTCTAAGTGCAGGCTGGGTTGATTGTGCATTTAGATAATCGGCTTCATCCAGAATTACATATTTACGACCGCCTTTAAATGACATCGAAGAAGCAAAATCTTTTATGTCATTTCTAAGTGTATCAATATTTCCATTCATTGATCCGTTGATCGTGATATAATCGCACTCAAGCTCATCCAACATAGCTTTTGCTATAGTCGTTTTTCCGACACCGGGTCCACCAGTTAATAGTAGATTTGGTACCTTCTTATCATCAACAAATTTTTGGAATGTGGCTTTGAGATTATCAGGTAATATAGTATCAATTACCTTATGCGGACGGTATTTTTCAGTCCAAAGAAATTCTTCCATTTTCACTTTCTCATACAATATTGTTTATATAAATCAACAATCATCTTAAACTCACCAACTGATATTCTTTTTATAGTAGATAAGTAAAAACCGTATTTATTTGTACGATCAATAAAAAATCTATTTCCTACTATGTGATAAGTTAGATTATTATCTCTAAGAATTTGTTTCGCTTCTGATAGAGTCACGAATAAGTTTCATCAAATCTCTTATTAAGAATTTCTTTTGCTACTGTAAGTTTAGATTTATCAATACTTTTTTCGATAACAACATAATCTTCAGGTAATAAACTAACCTTCATGGTTGGCTTTAGACTACTAAAAGCAAAACTTTCTTTAGCATCTAAATCTATTTCATATCCTAGAATGTGTTGTAATTTCATTTATTCCACAACACCGATCAGCTGTGCGAGAGCTAGTAGTAAAAGCTGTTCGCCGTCTACTTCAATCTGATCACCATCATGAGGTCTAAACTTAACCTTTTCACCGGGCTTAAGATCAAAACTCATTTTTGTTCCATTTGTAAAATAGTATTGACCAACAGAAACAACGATTCCAGTAGACGGCTTCTTTACTAGCGTATCAGGCAATTCGATGTTTTTTATCTTATTTGTTGGAATATCTGGACGTACTAGTACGTGTGCATTCAATAGTCGTAGTGTCATATTAATTTCCTAGATTAGAGTCGGCATCTGCTGCAATCCAATATAGAACATCACTGCCTATAAATTCAGCAAAGCCATTATTAGATATATTGATCTTATAATTTCCTGGGAGCAACTTTAGATAATCAGCCTTGAATATGGCATTGAATGTTTTATCTGTTACACCAACCGGAATATTAAACTGATCTGAAGAGGGGTTCTTGTTGTTGATGGCTCTTATATTGATATTACCATCTTCACCTACTATTGATACTTCAGGAACTTGCAATAAACTAATAGCTTTAGTTATTGAAGCCAGATCTTTTTCTGAAATTTCTATTGTATAATCAATATTAGGAGCTGTTAAATCAGTATCAGGAGGAGCTACTATCATAGACTCATCAGCATAAGCATATCTAATGAAATTTCTACCTTCTGATATTTTTAGATGATCATCAAAAAACTCAAAATCCGGATCTTCAAATAGAGATATTGCACCAAGAAATCTAGAAAGTTCGTATATAGAAA